TCCGAAATTCTCTTTCACGAAAACACATTTCTTCCCTAAACGAGATAACGGCGAAATGACCATCGAAGAAATGGCAACAGAAGGTTATGATATGAGCGATATCACTCCATTGAAATATTTCTGGAGAAGATTTATTCTTGACACCAAAATTCCGCCCAATAGATTTAACCTTGATATAGCTGGTGATACTGCACATCCTCTTGGCGGAGACGATGCAAGTATTACTCGTGAAGAATATGTGTTTAACAGGTTCATAAGCAGATTAAGAAACATATTTAGGGAAATATTATTAAAACCTCTATGGATACAAATCTGCATTATGATGCCTGAGTTTTCGAATTCTGAATTATTAAAGCAATATTTAGGTATTGTATATAACGAAGAAAATGCTTTCGTGGAAGCAAAGAAACGAACAGCATTAAGACAAGGTGCAGAAATAATTGGAACACTTTCATAGATTCAGTTAGGTGATAAACCATATTTCAGTATGAAATTCTTAGTTGAAAAATATCTTGGTATGTCAGAAGAAGAACTTGCACTTAATGAGAAATACAAACAAGGTGAAGTTCTCGAACGATTAGAACAAGCCAAAATATAGAAACAACATCAAGAAATGGGTAAACAAGCTGAATTACAACCAGATGAAGGTGGAGGCGGTGCTCCAGACTTCGGCGGTGGAGGCGGTGCTCCAGACTTCGGCGGTGGTGAACCCGACTTCGGTGGTGGAGGATCAGACTTCTCCGGTGGAGATGAAGTATTCTCAGGCGGTGATACCGGTCTTGGTTCCGGAGGTTCAGAAATCGGAGAAGAATAATAAATATAAAAAATTGTATAAATCATGAATTACAATAGAAGAAGATACTATCATAGACATAGACTAAATGAAGATGCTACATAGATTTAGGGATTAAATTGGGTTATTGCATTTCCTTGGTCTGGAAGTAGTCCATATGTAAATATAATAAAGAATATTTTATCATATTACTATGATAAGCATAAAGACGAATTTTCAGAGGAATAGAAAGAATTTTTTGAAGATTTTCAAAAGGATGTCGACAGTAGAGGCGATATGACCGCCATTATAAATGGAGATAAACCTTATTTCGATAGACTTAAATGTTTTTATGATGCTTTATATGAATATACATTCGATAATGATGAAGACATACCTTCTACAACATTAAAAAAATGTTAGAAAATGGTTGACAGTTATGAAAACAATCGCCGAATAAAAGATATTCAAAAATTAATATGGCCTGCACCTAACTATTTTACTTTAAAACAAGAAAAAGAGGAAAAGAAAGAAGCAGAAATTAAAAAAAGATAGGAGGAGTTTAACATTAAATAGAATGTTAAATAGCAAATAGGTGATCTTTTTAGTAAAGTTATATTTAAAAGACCTCTTCTAGATAATAACTGGTATTACACACATTTTACATTTGAGCCAACAAATGAAATGATAGACGGTAGGCTATTAATAAATATAAAATCTCATCATGTAGATAGATACTAATTTTGAAATCAAAAAATTAATGGCTGGATAATGTGTATCCAGCCATTTTTAATTCAGTTTCCATTTTCTAAATCATCACCATCAATTCGGTTATTTCTTCTCCGTTTCTTTGGTTTATTCATCATAAACTAAGTATTATTTTGGATATTTGGTTTTACAGCCCTTTCAACTTCATCCATAATAGATGTTATCGACTGCATTGAAATATCATCATCAATAAACGGTTCTATCTCTAGTAAAAACTGTGAAAACTCATTCCTGTTATTAATAAAAGCATTTAATGCTCTTCCAGAGTCATACACGAATTGTACAATAATATATCCTTCTGGATTATCAATAAAACTGAATCCTATTGTCTACTTTATATCAATAAAAGTTAAACCTACTTTTATAAACGATTTCAACTATCTTTGTTTAATAATATCATCACTTGAAGCCATAACTAATATACATTATTTTTAAGTAAACAAAGCATTTACATTTACTGTATTGTTATTAGGGTTAATATATTTTTCCATATCTTTAAACACTTCAGCTTCCAATACTTTCTTTTTATCATAGCCTTCATATTCTGTTCCAGCCAATAACTGTGTAGCTTTTATATTCCAGAATCCATTGGAAGGAATATCTTCAAGCATATCGCTCAAAGTACTCTTATAGTCTTTAATATAATCAGGAAATAAACTTGAATTCAATTCAACCAAAACTCGTTGCATATCGACACGAGTTTCAACATCAATATCATCAATTTCTTTCTTACAAACTTTTTCCAGTACAGGTTTTAATAAACTCTTACCTTTAACCAAATCAGAAACATTATTAATGCCTATTAACTCCCTAATTTTCTTTTCTTTACTTGGTGTTATTCTAACTTTCTTTCCATCTTTATACCAGCTGTATAAGCTTGGAACACAGTCTCCGTCATCACCACAGAAAATTTTATTAAGAACAACATTATTGGGATTTTCGACACATAAATCAATTACAGGATTCGCATTAAGAATATCTTTAATATACTGTTTTGATAAATCAACATTCTCAAAGAATATATCAAAATTACTAGTATCTTGCAAGTTATACCAATTGTAAAACTCTTCAGTCACATACATAAATCGCTTAGCTGACTTTCCTCTCCCCTTACTTGTTGTATTATATACTAAACAATATTGTTTTGTAACTGGGTTAAAATCAATAAGTTGTCTAATATCACCATCAGCACTTACGATAATTATATTGTAGTCCGTATATTTCTCAAATACTAATTCTTTGCACATTGCAGCTATATCATCAGCTTCACAATGTTGAACCTTAGCCACATGCATTGAATTCTTACTTAAAATTTCTTGGAGATCATCTGCACTTTTGAATATATTATCCCAGTTTACATTCTCAGCTTTTTTCCTATTCGATTTATATCCCGGTGTTATATCATCTCCCGGCAAAACATCTTTTCGCCATGCATGCTATGCATCTGTTGCGATAATTACATTAGTTGGTTTAAATATATTGATTATAGAACATACATCGGTAGTAAACTTATACATGAATGATCTAATATCCTCAATTCTATCATAGCTTCCAGCATGACTGTATAAGCTATTCATAAACAAAGATCTAAACAATAAATTTGACCAATCTAAAACTAACAAAATCTTTTTATTTTCCATTTCAATTATAGAAATACCATTTTAATTTTATATCAATATTTATTAAGATAGTTTACAAAAATGAATATACAAGAGCATAAAATAAATAATATAAATGTTTATAATTATATAATGAATAATCGTATACATTCACTTATTAAAGAATATCATTAGTTTATGGATGAATTAGATTTAGATGATGAAGATAACATTTAGCAAATTATTAATCAAAAAATATATCATCCTATAGACCGTATACAACTAGATAAACTTATAATTGATTTAATTAATTCTGGAATTAGAAATCTAAACTGTATCGATGTTTCAAAAATAACAGATTTTTCATTCCTATTTTTAAACCGCAATATGAAAGATATTGATATATCAATGTGGGATGTATCAAATGGTATAGATTTCAGTGGAATGTTTTATGGAACCACAAATTTTTAGAGTGATTTGTCTAACTGGAATGTTACAAAAGGTATGTTTTTTGGCGGAATGTTTTATGAGTGTTTAACTCCATATTACTTACACTTATTTGAGGAAAAGATACCGGTACAAAGATATGATAATACATGGAACAAAACTGAAAAACATAATAAGTTATTATATTATCTACAAGCAAAACATGTTCCAAGAGATAAAGTTGAATTGTTATAGGTAATTAGTGATTATAAACGAGATAAAGTTATTAATTATAATGATATTGATGTTTCAAAAATAACAGATTTTGATTGCATATTTGCTCAGAGTACCATTACTGAAATTGATATACGATATTGGAATGTTTCAAACGGTAAAAGTTTTAGAAATATGTTCTATAATTGTTCATGGTTTGAGGCGGATTTAAGTCTATGGGATGTCAGCAATGGCGAATGTTTTTTTGGTATGTTTCAATACTGCGGGCATTTTAATAGTGACTTGAGTCAATGGGATGTAGGCAAAGGAATAGAATTTAATTGCATGTTTTTTGGTTGCATAAACTTTGACTGTGATTTGAGTCAATGGAATGTAAGTAGCGGACAAACGTTTGGACATATGTTTAAGTCATGCCATTAGTTTAACTGTGATTTGAGCCAATGGAATATGGAAAATGCGATAAACATAGATCAAATGTTCACATACTGTACGAATGTAGACTTTGATTTAAGCCGTTGGGATTTGAAAAATGTTTAGAGTGCTGACGACATATTATATGGTGTATAGCATATAAAATACAAAAATAGAATTAAAAAAGCCTTAGAATCAAAATATAATATAACAGTAATATATGAAGAAAAATATTAAAAAACTAATACTTGAATACCATAATTTTATGGATGATATACTTGATGATCCTGATGCAATGGTATTTAGTGATATATCAAATATAACATACTTGACACCTAAAACAAATAAAGAATTAAGAGAAGTCATTGACCATCTACTAAAAGCCGGGCATAAAAACTTAAATGCAATTGATATCTCGCATATTACTGATTTTAGTAAAGTATTTTTTCATAAGAATTTAAAAGGTGTAGATATATCTGAATGGGATGTAAGTCATGGTATAAAATTTGAAAGAATGTTTGATAAGGCATCGTTTTTACCTGATTTAAGCTCATGGAGTTTGGATTCCGTACAAAATGCGAAATATATGTTTTAGGGTTGTAAGTCTTTAACTAAACCTCCAAAACTTCCGGCTACTGAATTAATGCCGGAATGTTATGAATGTATGTTTAAAGATTGTACAAACTTAACAACAGCACCAGAACTTCCTGCAACAACTTTGGCTCCTAATTGTTATAAAAACATGTTTGACGGCTGTACATCATTAACTAAAACACCAGAACTTCCTGCTACTAATTTAGCATACAAATGCTATAAATGGATGTTTAGTAATTGTACATCATTAACTGAAGTTGCGGATCTTCCAGCAGCTAAAGCATGGGCAGAGTGTTATGGGTATATGTTTTATGGTTGTACTTCTTTAGTTAAAGCACCTAAAATTCATGCAACTGAGCTAGCAATAAACTGCTATAGATATATGTTTGATGGTTGTACATCATTAGTTGAAGCTCCAGAACTTCCAGCAACAGAATTAAAAGATTATTGTTATGCTTATATGTTTGAAGGATGTACATCATTAACTGAAGCACCAGAACTTCCTGCAACTACATTAGCAGAAAGCTGTTATAAATGTATGTTCTAGGGTTGTTTAAAACTAACCAAAGCTCCTAAATTACCAGCTAAAGATGTAAAAGTAGAATCTTATGCAAACATGTTTTATAAATGTATATCATTAGTTGAAGCACCAGAACTTCCAGCAACTGACCTAGGAATATATTGTTATTCAGGTATGTTTTAGAAGTGTCAGTCATTACAAATAGTTCCTGATCTCCCAGATATTACAGATAATTTAGGGGTTGACAACGGTTATTATGAAAAAATGTTTTTTGAATGCCATGCATTAGTTAATGTTCCAATAATATATGGTCTTAAAAAATTATTCAAGAGAACTAGTCAATACGAAAGATATATTAACCAAAATGTATATAATACAAAATCAAGTTATTACTCTTTAACACAAAATAGAATGATTTATGTTTAAATTATGAAAGCAAATATAAAAAAATTAGTTTTAGAATATCAGCAGTTTATGGATGATATTTTAGATGATCCAAATGAATAGGAATTTTAGGATATTATTAATTCTAAGATCATTTATCATCCAACAACAGGTACAGAACTAAGAAAAATAGTTAATGAATTACTAAAGTCTGGTGTTAAAAACTTAAATTGTATTGATGTTTCAGAAATAACTGGTTTTAATAAATTATTTTTAAACAAAGATATGTCTGGTGTTGATATATCATTGTGGGATGTAAGTAAAGGCGAGTATTTTGAACTTATGTTTGCTCAATGCAAAAACCTCACAAATGATTTTAGTGAATGGAAATTATCTTCTGTTAAAAGTGCTCTGAGAATGTTTCAAGAAAGTGATATAAGTGGAAAACTTCCACAATTGCCAAAGACTAAACTAGAATATAAAGCATATGCTCAAATGTTCTGCAACTGTAAAAACCTTGTTGAAGTTCCGGAACTACCAGCAACTGAGTTAGCTGCAGAATGCTATCTATGTATGTTTCAAGGTTGTGAATTATTAACAAAGGTTCCAAAATTACCGGCCACTAACCTTCAAGCTTCGTGTTATTCGTGTATGTTCTAGGATTGTATATAGCTAACAGAAATTCCAGAATTACCAGCTACTGAATTAGTATCTTCTTGTTATATTGGAATGTTTCGAGGATGTACAAATTTAAAGAAAGTAAATATACTACCAGCAACTAAATTAGCAAAACATTGTTATAATTCAATGTTTTCCAATTGTACATCATTAATACAACCACCAATACTACCAGCAACGGAAATGGCAGATAATTGTTATGAATATATGTTTAGTAACTGTGAAAATCTAACTAAAGCTCCAATATTACCAGCGACTAAATTAGCTTTAGCATGCTATAGATGGATGTTTAACAAGTGTACATCTTTAACAGAAGCTCCAGAGTTACCAGCAACTAAACTTGAAGAAGCATGTTATAGTAACATGTTTTAGAGTTGTACATCACTATCTAAAGCACCAAAACTACCAGCGACTGAATTAGCTTATAACTGTTATAATGGCTTATTTAAGTAGTGTAGTGCTTTAACAGAACCACCCGAGCTGCCAGCAACCGAATTAGAAGATTCATGTTACGAAGTAATGTTTAATGATTGTACTTCTTTGGAAAAATGTCCAGATTTACCAGCAAAATCCTTAGCTAGTTATTGCTATCGTAATATGTTTGGAGGATGTAAAAACATAAAAACCGGCCCGAAAATGCCATTAGAAATAACTCTAACATTAATAAACTGTTTTTAATGAAATTATGAAAAAATATATTAAAAAGTTAATTACAGAATACCATTAGTTCATGGATGAAATTCTAGATGATTCAGATGAATAGGAATTTCAAGATATTATTAATTCTAAACTTTATTGTCCAAAATCAAATAAAGAATTAAAGAATATTGTAAATATGTTATTGGATAATGGTTATCAAAATTTAAATATAATTGATATCTCGAATGTTAAGAATTTTTCAAAAATTTTTTAGAAAAAGGATTTAACAGGTATAGATATATCTTAGTGGGATGTAAGACATGGTGTAAATTTTGAAAAAATGTTTTATAAATCTACTGGCATAACGGATTTAAGTTCATGGAGTTTAGATTCTGTACAGAATGCAAAATCTATGTTTTATAGCTGTAGGTCTCTTGTAAAGCCGCCAAAACTTCCTGCAACTGAGCTGGAAATAGAATGTTATGAACTTATGTTTGGATTATGTGAATCATTAACTGAAATGCCTGAACTTCCAGCAACTGAGTTACCAGATAAATGTTATAATTCTATGTTTGTGGGATGTATATCATTAACAGAAGCCAAATAGTTACCAGCCATTAAATTATCTCAACAATGCTACTAGTCTATGTTTGATGGATGTGATTCATTAGTAATTCCTCCTAAACTTCCTGCTACTAATTTACATAGATCCTGTTACTATGGAATGTTTTCTGATTGCTCATCATTAACTACTGCACCTGAGCTTCCTGCAACTGAGTTAGCAGAATATTGTTATAGCCATATGTTTAAAGACTGTACATCATTAGTAAATCCTCCTAAGTTACCTGCAACTGAGTTAGCAGAAAATTGTTATACAGCTATGTTTATGGGATGTACATCATTAACTAAAGCTCCTGAACTTCCGGCAAGAAAATTAGATGATTGGTGTTATCAATAGATGTTTTATAATTGTTCAGCTCTAATAGAAGCTCCTGAACTTCCGGCAAGAAAATTAAAAACATACTGTTATAGTGAAATGTTTAGATACTGCACTTCATTAATTAAAACTCCAAAATTACCAGCAACTACATTAGTAAATGGATGTTATGCTAGTATGTTTGCTGAATGTACATCATTACAAGTAGTACAACAATTACCCGCTACTAATTTAGCGGATAGCTGTTATAATCATATGTTCTATAACTGTACATCATTAACTACT